GTAAGGTACACCTACAAACTGACTGTTAGGACCATGCTTAATCTGTAGTGTTGATTGAAGCGCACGAGTTGGATCAAAGATCGGCTGAGCAACGATAAAAGCCATAGCAGGAGAAACAGCCGCAACCTTACGGTTTAGATCTGGATCACTATTATCTCTTGCTAGAAGTTTGTCATACGACCCATAAGTCAGAGGTACCTTAACTTCTTTCTGTTGTATTCCGCCATCAGTGTACTCTCTAGTAATACGAATATCATTAAAGAGAGTTCCAAATACAGTTACAAACTTCTTAGTGAAGCCGTAATACTGATTGTGTCCAAACATTAGAGGGTGCCTCCGCGGCTAAATGGATCTTTTTCAGAAAAGTCGATAAGATCAGGTGTATCTACTTGCATCTCTGAACTCTGATCGATCCAATCTTCTACAACATCATCTTCAGTTCCATCAAGCTCAAACAAGGTATTAATCGAGTCTATTTCTGGAACACCAGTACGGAAGATCTGGCCATTGAACTCTATTAGTTCACAAGTAAGATCGTAAGTGTTAAGCTTTCCGAGCTGATAGAATACTGCCTGGTGATTAACAAACTTGATCTCATAGCACTTCTTGTCGAGTGGTAGATAGATAAGATCTCCTTCGCGAGGGCGACCATTAGCATCGATAAGAGTCTCGAATACTTTCTTAGCGATAGTAAACGTCATTTGATCTCGAATCTCAAAACCAAGCTGTATCGACATGAACTGGCCGTCGCCTTCAAATCCTTCTGTACTCTTTAAGTACGTCTCGATAATGACGGCAGATTCGAATATGTTAACATCACTCTCTCGAAAGATCTCATCAAATGACGCATTTGTCCTGCGCAGATAGTACATATTAAAACCGTAGATCTTAATCGATTGAATGATTAACGATTCTAATAAGCTCTGCTGACCTGGATGCGTATATTGATTAAAATACGGTGATGTCGGCATGTTTAGTTTTTAGCTTACCTCTTGTCCATCCATCGCCTGGGCACTGTGGCTTTCTAGTATTTAGTAAGCCGTTATTCCACCATAACATATTAACGGTCTTTGGCTTTCCTTTAAGCGAAGCACTAATCTTAGCACCTGTTGATTCTTTGAATCCTGGACGCTTCCATAGATCAGATGTAGAGTTTCGCATGAATTCTCTGTACTCTTCCGAACCAAATTCCATACCAACTTTACGATCTTCTATTGGAAACTTCTTAGCCATAGCGTCTTTCATAGATTTAGATCTCTTAGCTCTCACTTCGATATCTGAAGATCTACAGTCTCTAGTCTCTAGTCCTTTTAGAAAATTGTTACGAACTTTTTCTGAAGCCATTGCTTTCTTGGTGCCTTCAGATATGCGTTGTTTAATCGACATTGCTCTGTATTCATCAGAAACCCAATGTCGTGCTGTTCTATGAAAATTGTAATAGCGAACTTTGATTTCAGATGGTTTTATCATCTGAAGCCATCTTTCTTCTTCGCT